CACTAGATGAATACAATTCAGCAAAAAATAGCCAAGATCAAGAAGTCGGACAATATTAAAGTTGAAATATCTAACTATGAAAACGCCCTCAAAACAAACAAAACAGAATCATTTAATGCTTATTTTGAGGCGCGTATAGCTTCTTTAACCAAGGATCTTAATGCTATTTAAGCTTAATCCCACTTAGCTTGCCAGACATTAGTTTGGTGAGCAGTCCACGCATACCGAACTTCACGATATATACGCCCAAAACCAAATACTGATACCAATCAGGCATTGCAGAGAATGACTCAAACGCTGCTGAAACCTCTTCCTGGTAGCCTACAAAAGAAGCAGCCAAAGGAACTAATAGCAAAGCGATCATGATTTCATCAAGAAAAGATTTATCCATCTGTTGCATGGCAATAGCGTCTAAATTGTAATCCTGAGTCTGCCCATCATCAGCAAGCTTATTAGCTGCCCTAGCGCCTGCTACCTTCACATCTGCCTCAGCTTTAATGCCTACTATGGCTGCTGCTGATTTAGCCTTAGCGACCTCCTGCTTGCCTTCCAGGTAAGTCTTGCCAATATCTGCTATTGGCCCTAATAAGCTCATGAAACCCATTTTAGTAACTCCAAACAGTTGGCCTAGAGTAGCCGCTAGCTGCGTCTAAATCGTCTAGGTGAATAAAGCGTGAGCCACCTTTCTGGGCCACACCTATACCAGTAATGCCATGAGCCAAAGCAACCTCAATCAACTTGTGGGCCTTTTCATTACGCACTGCAATGTCGATAGCCCTTCCAGACGCGTGTGAGCCAGGCTTAGCCTTTCTGGCTTCAATTGGATGCGTTGGGTGTCTGTAGGCAGACGTAACCGTAAACGGGAAGTCACAGACCTTGCGGATGGTGTTAATCTTGACCATGAACTCTTCGTCCATTTTAGACTCACCTGTGTGGCTGCACTTTAATTCATCTTCTGAGAAATAATTCATTAGTATTTACCTTCCCATACACGTAGCTTATCAAATTCACCACTAAGCATTTTACGCTTAATGACATCGTCCATTGCTGGGTCATCCCAAGCAACACCAGCTTCTTTTAGCCATTCTCCGATTAATGCGGCATCTACCACACCAACACACCTAGATTCGCCAAACTCAGCATTACCATTTTGGCGCATAGCCTCTGCGCGTTCTAGCATTGGAGTCCAATCCTGCTGCCTGATATGAATTAGCTTATTATCTTGCTCAACCCATTGTTCTGAAATCTTTGCCATTATATTTTCTCCATAAAAAAAGGGATGCCGAAGCACCCCCTTATTGTAACACAAAAGTGTTATATAGCTGTTTTACTAAGCAGTACAGTCAGCGATAAGACCTAGTGCTTTTTCGTTACGAACAACCAAAGTACACTCACCAACCACTTGACGCATTTCTGAGTCACCAGTTTTTGCAAGAGCTTCGTTCTTCATTGGACGTAAAGCTGCTAGTGCAAGCTTATCTTTCTCAATGATAAACACATCGCGTGAACGGTTTTCACGAGCTGGTTGGAAAGTCACAGATCCCCAGGGCGTTAAATATACTGAAAGTAAGTTTTCAACCTTACCGCCAGTGCCATTCGCACGTTGGTTGTTGTTACCAACGAAGCCCAAAGCGCGATTCATTTGAGGTGCAGACAAGATCACGGTGTCAGGCTTGCCGCCTTCTGACCAGATTGATTGCATACAAAGATCAAAGTCAGCCTGTGAGAAAACAGTCTGTGTACCGTCTGTACGAGCGTTAGTACCGTTACCAGTAGGGTTAGAACCGCCAGTTCCGATATTGGTTACGTTGGTTTTAAGCCATGAGCCTAAACCAGCTAATCGACGAGCAGTAGTAGCATTACCAGCTACGCGAGCTTGGTTAGCCATCAAAGCGGCTTCCATATCGAGCTTCTGCTCTTGCCCTACTTTTACGATATTGTAAGACATTTCTGAGTTACTACGGGCTGCAGCCTTAACCACATCATTAGTGCCAGAAGTTACCACAGCGTTTTTAAATATCTGCGTTGAGTTTTGAAGACGTTCTGTGGGTGACATTGCGTCTGCAGTTGTGTCCCCGCCTTCTACGTGTGCATTAACTGCAGAACTGCGTAATGTATCAGTTTGCCACTCATGCAAGGTGCTAGTTGCTGTTACTTTAGCAATACCACTAAGCAATGGAGTCTCGTCAGGTGATACGTTATAGATTACGTTAGACAAGTCTTCACGAATGCCGACTGTATCATATGTATCAAATGTATTTGTTGGTTGTGCCATGATAATTTCTTCCTAAATAATTTAAAATTTAACTACTAAACAATAATGCGGCTGCGTCTGCTACACTGCCTGATTTCTTCAATTGTGACATTCGCTTGCTGTGTTTTTTGGCAGCAGATTCAGGTTGCTTCTTAGCTCCCGCTTTGATCAATGGCCTGGCCTTCTTCAGCTTAGATTCTACAGAATCCGTTCCCGCCATCATCTGATCATACAACATCGCTTTATGTAGAACTTTCATGGCTCTGTGATCAACTATTCCACCGATTTCTTCAGTGCTATAGCCTTCACTAAGACCTTGTTTAACTAGACGTTCTTTCATTTTAGGAGCTTTAGTAGCGTCCCCAAAGTCTGGAATAGCTCTAGTCAATTCGTTCATTTGCTCCTGCAAGTGGGCTTTTTGTGCCTGTCCTTGCGCTTGCTGTGTAGCATGTTGGTGCTGTGCTAATTGCTGTTGCTGGTTCTGAAACGCTCCCATTTCTTCACGATATGTTGCATCTGCTTCTATGTACCCTAGTGGGTCACTTGACAGTAGCTCCTTCGTGGGTGGAACTGGTTGCGCCATTACACCTTGCTGCTGAACCTGTTGCATAAACTGTTGCAGTTGCTCGCGTTGCTGATTTAGCTCGTTATAAGCCACCTCTGCTTGCTTGCGCTGCTCTGCAGCTTGCTTCATGCCCTTCTGAATATATTGCTGGCCTGAGTAGTCTCGCTTTAGATCATCTAGAGTTACTGATACATCTTCGCCATCAACTTTGATATTGAATGTACTAGGCTCAACTTGATCGGCAATTTCTTCATCCGATGCTTCATATTCTTCATCATCACCTTCATCATCACCATCCGATTCTTCATCATCTGGTTGATCAACTTCGGCTTCTACTTCAGCCTCCGTTTCTTCTACTTCACGCCCTTCGGTTTCGGTAGATTCTACTTCGGCTGTCTCTGACTCCACTGGAGCCATTAACGCTTCAACTGCAGTTTCAATGCTTTGGTTAGTCGTTTCCACGGTGCTATCCTATTTGTTGCGTTTTTCTTGCATAACCTCATTAGTTATTGCACTTCTGAGAATATGCTCAAACTGGTTTAGTGCCTGCGTCATTGCATAGGCATCTTCTCTGGCTTCTGTATCAGATTTACCAGATTTCAGGAACTTTTTTACTTGTTCCTGCCTGATTATATCAAAAACTGAAACAAATGTATCATCCTTGAGCAAATATTCAGCTTGTGCCTTTCTTATCATTTTATACAACTCCACCATCTCTAGGCATTGCTTGCATGGCCCGTACTCGCTCAACATCAACGGCACTACCGTACTGACCCAGAATCTTGGCTGCTTCAATCAGAAGATCTTGGTTCATCTTGTCACGACTTAGGTCATCACCAGCTTGTAGTTCACGATACTTTAGTTGTAGTTCAGCTAATTCCTTGCCTTGTGCGGATTGCATCTCTGCACCCTTAACCTGCATAGTGGCTTGAGCCTTGATCTGGTCAGCTTGCATCTTACCCTGCATACGCATCTGGTCACTTTGCATCTTAGCTTGGGCTTTAATCTGCTCTGCCTCGATTAGAGCTTGTGCCATTGGGTCGCCTTGCTGACCTTGCTGTGCTGCTGCCTGTGCTTCTGCTTCTGCTATCTGAGCCATAAGCTGCTGCTCAGTCTCTGGATTCATGGGTGCATAATATCGATCTGCATTTTTGAACCCAGATAAAGCTAAAGTATCTGCTAAGGTATTACGCATTTGTGTCATGCTAACCAGGCCATTCTTAGGGCCATAGGTCTGCCAAATCTGCTGCTGTGTGGCAAATGTTTGCATAAGTGCTGCTGCTTTAACGTCTTCCTGGCCTGTTCCCAAACCGACATTAATTTCCATATCCATCTCAATATCCCAAACACTTGGGTCTACTGGCACGAATTGCCCATTCAGACGCATCATCTGCTCGTCAGGAGAGTTTTTAACAGCTACGTGTAACATTAGTTGGAATAAGCGCTTAGTGCCTTCAGCGAGGTTTCTCGCCATCACTTCAACCTGACCTGCTCCAGCTTGTGCAGTAAGAGCTGCTGCTGTTGCTGAAGTGTTTTGAAGCATATCGGCATTAACACCCATAGACATCTTGCTGATACCTGTTTTCTCTTCAACAAGCATATCTAGGTACTGTAGCGCAGGTAGAGTTGATCCAGCTACAAAAGGTACTGTTAATGGGTTTACTGAGCCAATCTGCTCTGATCGAATGATTGCGCCAATCTCGTTATTAAGCACATCGTCCATTTCTACCATATCTTCGTTAACTTCCAGACGTGGTGTATTGACCAATGCTACGTTATCAAGAATGCCTCTCAATACCGATGTGGTAGTATCCTGGTCATTCATTACTAATTCAGCCAAAGAGCGACCGTAGAATGAGTGTGGCTCTGGGTCAACATGGAAATCAGCAAAAGGAACTTTATCCCAAGGCTCCATGTCTAATACTTCATAGTTAGAGCCGCCACATAAGAACTTGTGCAAGGTAGGTACGCCATCGCCTTCTATGTCGATACGCATATAAGCTTCAGTAACCAATATACTGCGCATAGATGGATCGTTAGCCAAACCTTCAGTAGTGTCGATCTGTTGACCAAATCGCAATACCTTCTCTTCTTCGCCGCTTAATGTATCGTCATCTGATCCTGATAAGTTATCAATAACTTCTTGATCGTATCCCATCGCTACCAAGTCGCCTGCGCGTTTCTCGGTGCGGTGACAGACAATATAAGCATCATCAATAGATTTAGCTGAACCATCGATAAAGAACTCTTCAGGTGGGATGCCTTCAATGACCATCTCGCCTTCTTCGTACTTGTGAGATATAACCATGCTATGGGTGTTGCGCTCCATTTCAAAGCCGCTTTCATCCATCTCCATTTCAATTTCTTGGCTATGCTCTACAACCTCAACACCTTCCTTACTGACTAAAACCTGTACTTCTTCATCCGACAAGTTTTCGTAGGTGTATGTTTTGGCAATAGTTTCAGTATTCCACCAAACCTTGGCTAGTCCAACCTTCTTAATTAAAGCATCATGTATAGCGCTGCTTAGTACATTGTAGCCACCGCACTTATTAAACACCCAGTGTGTGTAAGCTGTCGCTTGTTCTGCGTTAGCTACGTCTTCTGGGCCTTTAGGAGTGAACTCAACAAACTTGTCGTTAGACATGAAGATACGCATTAAGCTAGGTTTAGCTCCACGTACAACATCACGCACCTTGGTAGAAACAACCTTAGAGCGTCCATCTTCATGCTCTAGGTCTACTTGTCCATCAAAGTAGCGTTGGGCGCGTTCACGCTGTGATGCAATATCACTATCAACGTAATCAATAGCAGCCTGTATAGCTTGCTGAATTGCTCCCTGAATATCATCTTCTTTCATTTGCGGCATTACTGATCCCCGTTAACCATTGTCTGTGTAAGCTCTGAACCAGCTGCTATTGTAGCAAATCCTGACCTATCAAGCAGTAAATCACTAACTGCTTTAAGCTCTTCATCGCTTACTTGTTGACCTTTTGATGCTCTGATTATTACTTTAAGCGCAGTTCTAGCATCTTTACCCTTGATCTGAGTTAATGACCTTGCAATGTCAGTAAATATCTCTTGCTTTGCAGCAACCCCAAGCGAATCAGTTTCACCTGTAATGCTTTGTGTAAGCTTTTGAGTAGCTTTTGCTGGCTCAAGTCTTAGTAAGTGGGATATAGCGCCAATATCAGTTAAGTCATCAACCTGCTTTTCCGCAACTTGTCGCGTGAACGTTTTAGAGTTTATGGCAGTAGCTGCACGTAAAGCCAAAGACATCTGCGCCCGATCCAAGTCTTTAAATAATTGATTAGCGCTTTTAGAGCCAAGCACTAAACCGATTTTATCACGAGCATTCTTTGAGGATAACTGCCCAAACACTGTACGCAATGCGTTTATATCAATGTCGGGTGACGCTATAGTCGCCTTAGCATTACCTATAAGATCATTTACAGCACTACGAATACCTAACTTAGTATACTGTTTGTCTGTAGCGTCAGCACCTTTTAAGGCTTGAGATACTTGGCGTGGTGTTAGCTTAGGGCTTAACATACTCAAACCTAACTCAAGCGCATTATCCAAACTAATCTTGTCACCTCCCGCTGCGACTGCTTTTGCATACTCTGGGGATGCACTCTTCAAACTATCTGATATCTGACGATACCACTGCACAGCATCTAAAGCGTCTGTTGTAGGTCGTCCAAGATTATCAACCTCTTTAAATGCTACCGAACCAATAGCTTGCTTGATTTGATCCAACTGGCGTAGGTTGGGCATCTCTAAAAATGTAATGCTTCCATCGTCAGCAATATTAGCCATAATCTGCTTTGGAGCTGGTTGACCTGACTTTAAAGCGTCAAGCTTCATCTGGTCGTTGGCTCTTTCAATAGCCTTACCCTTAAACCTTAATGGTATTGCTTCAAATACAGCTTCTATATCTCTACCTGCCTGAGAACTATAATCTATAGGTGTTTCATAAGCAGCTTTATATGCCGCTTGTCTAGCTGGTCTAGTGGAGGCAGCAATACCTTCAGCAAGATCAGTTGCACCGCCAGTTACTCCGTCGAACTTAGGCAGAGCGCCTAGCTTGGCATCCATAACTCCAGATAATTGTGCGCCTTGCCTAGATACTCGGCCTGCAACTTCTTCTGATCCTATCTGTGCAGCTCGCCCGCCTGTTGCTTGTGCTGCGTCAAGTAAGGCCTGTGCTGCCACGCCTGAATCAGCAAGCATACCTTCTTCACCAGCATTAAATATGTTTTGAAGCGCAACCTTAAAATCACCCCCAGCGTCACGGAATGTATTACCTATAACTTGAGCTGCTGGAACTGAAATATTTAATGATTTTGCTATCTCTTCTGGGCCATAGTTTCTAAATGCTGACTTTAAATTCTCATAACCTTTTATTGCTGCTGGTGGCAATAGACCGCCCAATACACCACCTGCACCACCTGTAACTGCACCTTCTGTAGCGCCTCCTAATCGATTACCCTCGCCACCACGACCAGCGCCACTAATAGCACCCTCGAACATACCTAGAAGTCCGCCAGTGCCACCTAATGCAATCATTTTCTGAACTGTTGGCAGTTTAGACAGCCAGCTTGCAAACGCCGCTGGAGCAACCACTGGGGCAGCCACAGCAGTAGTGATTAGCGCACCGCTAGCTTGCAAGGCAGCACTCTCAATTGGATCTTGACTTTGTTTTGCTTCTGATAAAGCTTTAGTTTTTGCTTCAAGCTCTGGTGATACTAATCCTGCTGCATCCTGTATCCAGCCACCTACAAATGGTATGCCCTCTGCTTGCTTCAATATTCTGGAAGTCATCGGAGCTTGCTGTAGATAGTCACGCTCTTTTAGGTTTTGCATCCAATCTACTGACGGGGCTTGTTGTGCAGAAGGGTTTGGATAAAGTTCAGCCATTACCCTTTCAATGGTTGCATCGTCAGTACCATCTTCAAACTGCACAGGTTGATCATCTGGGCCAAGTATTTCTATCATGGAGTAACTACCTCAACCTTCTCAGTTACTGGGTTATATCGCCTAACTACCTTACCATTACCACCAGGCTGATTTAAAGCAGCAGCACCAGGGCCAGATGCAATACGTAAAGCATTCGCGGACGTTTCTCTGTTTTTTCGCTTCTGATTTATAACTTCTGGCTTATCCCCAACTTGCGGGAAATACTGTTTCTCAGCATTATCAAACTCATCTTTACCTATGGCTGCGCCAGACTCTTGACGCAATATCGCGTTAATAAAGTCACGCTTTGCTTGTTCAAACTGCTGATACTCAGACGATTGTGCAAAGTTGCCAGCACCAAAAGGTATATTTCCTATTAACCTAGAACTTATCTCAGTGCCTTGCTGCTCTAATCCATTAAGCAAAGAATTAGCCTTGCTTGCCCGATCATAAAATCCAGTTGCCTTACCTTGTGTTTCAGTAAGTTTGGGTGTTGAAGCACCGCCCTGAGTCATAACTACAGAACCATCAGCGCCTACAGATAAAGACATACCTTTGTTAGCCCCGCCCTGGATCATAAACTGCTGATACTCTTGCGTCCCCTCTTTAAGACCTGCTGCTGACGCTCTAGCTTTTAGCGTTTGAAATGCAGTAGTATCACCGCCTGAGCTGTCTTCACTTGTAAATAAAACATTACCTTCCATATCCACTAAAGACTTACCTACAACCTTAACATCAGAGCCTTTTCTAGCAGCCGTAATAGCATCATTAGGAGATATAATCCCAGCCTGTAAAGCCTGCGACAGCATTGGGAACTTATTACCAAGTATCTTAAGAGCCATAGCAGATTGTGAGGTTATCTTTTCACTAGCAGTAGCCTCTTTACGCCTAAGCGCCAAAGCATCCTGCTGGCGACCAATGCCCTGCATAATGTTGCCTGCGTTGGGATTTCCGCTCATGCCTGCAAAGCCAGAGGCAAGCCCTAGAGCTATACCTTTGTTTGAATCAGACATATTGGTAATGCTGTCTAGTAATCCCATTATCTTCCCCCAATCGCTGAAGCACCAAGTGATAGATAATCAAATAAGCCTGGAGTATATCCAGATGTTTGACTACCTACCGCTGGAGCTGCGCCAACCGCCTGTAATAAATACTGTAATGAATCTGCTGGTGCGCCAGTGTATCCTGCGTACTGTTGCTTGGCAGCGTTAATTAACTGCTGCTGCAATGCCTGCTGCTGACTGCCTTGCTGATCCATACGATTCTGAATAGTTTGACCCATACCAAAGCCTAAGTTAGACAAGTTGCCTAGCTGTGAGCCTGCCTGTAAGCGCTGCTGTGAACCTGATAGACCTGCCTGTTGATTAGCTAGCTGTGCCTGCATATTCTGGCTAGAGTTAAACTGACCAGCTTGGTTAAAAGCACCTTGGTTAGACAATGAAGCTTGGTTAGTAGCACCTGCACCATACTGTCGAGCCTGATTCAAAGCTGCTTGATTCTGCAATGCTGCTTGGTTATCTGCACTTGCACCGAATTGACCTGCTTGGTTTAGTGCTGATTGATTCTGTAAAGCACGTTGTTGCCCTAACTGAGCAGATGTTGTGCTTGCCTGTAGGTTAGCACCTTGGTTAGCTAGGCTTGCTTGCATACCTGTAGCAATGTCTTGCCCTGCCATTTGCTGTGCATTCTGATAACCTGTCTGACGTAAGCCAGAAGCTGTGCGAGCTGCTTGTTCTGCAAAAGCTCTATTAGTCTCTGCCTCTGCAATACCCTGTCGTGAACCGCCAAACGCATTAGCTGCACCTGCTTGTGCGCCACCAATGTTCTGTTGCATTAGTCGGCTACGTTCAAGATCATCTAGCGATTGTTGAACAACCTGATCTTCATAAGGGTTCATATAGGCTTGCAAGTCAGTGCCAGCTATTTGACCACCAGCTACTTGGCTTGCGCTTAATGTTGGAGCTGCGCCAGATTGAGCAGCATTATAACCCTGACTACCTACACTGCCAGCAGTATATCCTGTAGCTCCTACCTGTGCTGGATTATAAACACCGCTATTAACAGCCATAGGCTTGTAGCCCATCTCTGCTGAAGCACCCATCTGAGCCGCCTGCAAGCCTTGAGCTGCTGCTGTATTAACATCATACTGTGGCGCTTGTTGAGATATAGGCATAGGCATTGGCTGTGGCATTCTCTCCATACCTCCACCCGTAGCTGATCCATCAGGATTTCGCATATACCCCGCCATTGCCTTTGGTGGGCCACCCCGATACATTTGATCTGTAAAGTTACTTGGTACTTGACCG